CAACTGGCTGCAAAACAATCTTACTGCACCACAATTCAAACTTGTAGCGGCAGAAGAAAATCGTCCAATAATGGAAGCCATGGACACAGCCTATGTGGCAATTTATAACCTAAAATTAGCAATACTACAGCAGTTAGAGCCACAAGTTGGCGGCGTAGAGCAGTATGTGGGCGATGTACCCAAAGGTGAGGGTTTTGTGATTAATACACCCAGCGGCTTTATCAAACTGGTAAATCGTGGTGTATTTTCTACTGCAAATGTGCAAGGAAGATTGTGATTTTTTCCAAACCTGCATAAATATTTGCATGCGCTAACGACGCAAATGTTTAAGGAGAAATAACATGGCAATTGGAGTAACAAGAGTAAGCGGCGACAGTCAAATCGTAACCAATGTAGGTGACGGTACAAGTAAAAATGCAAACGCCGTAATTATCAACACTGGTATCAACAGCCCAATTCAGGCTTTTAAGATTACCACACTAGGTGTTACAGCTAACCTAGCAAATGAACTAAAAGGACCAAGTGGTGCAGGTTTAGATCCAGCAGTTCACACACTATTAAAAACTATTAGTTCAAACGCAACTGTTTTAGCATATCAAGTTGATGCTAATGGTGCAACTGCACAACTCAGTGTTATCGCCGAGCGTAGTGGCTGGAGTGCATCAGACATGCAAACTGTTATCCGTACATTGAGCCACGACGGCACCCCAGGTGCCAACATTGGTGCATACGGTAATGTGTTCCCTGCACTAGCAGTAGTAACAACCTCAAGCGGTATCAAGATTGCTTAATTGATCTTATACTAATAAAAAAAGCAGCCGAGGCTGCTTTTTTTTATGACCGCCATAAATATTGTTAGCGAAAGCAAAATTTTAGGAGAAACAAAATGGCAATTGGTCTTGATCGTAGCGCAGGCTACAATTATGCAGGTTTAACAGGTGTATTGAATGGTATTGTACACACCGAAGTAGGACAAAGTGTAGTGTTTTATGTTGTAGCAGCAGGCGTCAATTTGAGTGCAGAAGATGACGCAGCCAACGAAGCATTTGAAGCAATTATTCAGGTGTTCCCACCAGTGTTGGCATATTTTGCACATGCAACATCAGGTGTAATTAGTCTATGCTGCGACGGTGTGAATGCACCAGCTGCAAGCGTATTACAAACTGCAATCCAGGCAATTGGAACTAAAAAAGGTTCTGTGAACCTAGGCAGTGCAACAGTCACAGATGGTACAAGTTTTGTTGTTAGTTAATAACTAATAAAACAAAAAAAACAAAGGCAGACATAATTCTGCCTTTTTTATTCTATAAATATCTGTATGTATTTTTACACCGGCGTAACACTAGTTGATATAACCGCAACAGGCGTAATAAGGCATATCAACGAAAACAAACTCAAAAGAAATCAACAACGCAATTGGGAAACTGTGCTGCAATGCATAGGTATTAAAGCTCAGCCGCAATACATTGATGGCCCATATGTGAGAGATTTAGAAGTAGATGAAACATCATACTTCCCAGATATATATTTTGGTAATCAACGCTGTTGGATTTTTAGTTTTGGTGTAGAATATGAAGATGTGTTTCTAAAGGATGGGGATCAAGTAGGTGCATTAGATGAAGCATTTAGTAGAGTTCCTATTATATGTGGTTTACAAGAAACAGCTAGATTTATGTTACCAATATTTTATCCTTTTGGCGCAATAAAAAACATATATTTTATAAAAGGTAGAATTAACTTAAATACTGTTTAAACACAGGCATCATTAAGGCACCTCGTTCATGGCACACAATCTAGGCAACAGTACAGAACCCTCTAACCCAATTGGAATGATAAAATGGCAGCAAGTGAAAGAGCAAGCCTTGAAGCGCATGTGGATTTATGTGCTGAAAGATATAAGGCTTTGGAAGATAAATTAGATAGATTAGAAGAACGTATGCACACAATGGAAGAACATATTGTAATCATACGTACGAAAATATCAGAATCGGCAGCTGAGGCTACAAGTAAAAGTAGCGGGCAGTTGGTTACTGTAGGTACAGCATTTGGCGTAGCAATGCTTACTGGCTTAATTATGGTCATGGTACAACTTATTCTAAAATAAAAATGAAGATAGTAGAACTTGTAAATAAAATAAGATTATCAATCACTAACGAAGAAGCTGATGTATTAGGGAAATTTGAAGGCACAGAGAAAATAGCTAGAGAAGATTTATCACCTAGACAATTAACCGTTGCAAATCATTTAGTAATCAAGGATGTTTTATTTAGAAAAAACGAAGATGGCAAAATCTACTACAAACAAAAAATTGGAGTTTAGTCAGGCACAAGCGACATTTGCAACAGTAGGCATAAAATACATAAAAGAATGGACAAATAAACAACTTAGAACATATGTCAATGAACCCGTAGTTATACCTGTTGGTAGCTACGGGTTTTTAGTGGGTCCATACCATATTAAAGGTAGGCACTCTAGCTGTTGGGCAGTTGAACAGCAAGATGGGAAAGTTATACATAATTTTACATCCAAAATTAATGCTATACTATACTGCCTAAAAGCCATGAAAAATTATAATGCAGCAGCAGAACTACTAGAACTAGACAGACAGCTGGGAAAATTCGATAGAGATATAGATTTTTATGAGCACACTATTAGGCACACTAAAAACAAGTTCAAAGTGGAAACTGCCTTAAATAGATGTGCTGATGCACGAATGCAGCGCCGATCTGTTTCAAACATTTTGAAAAAAACTTTAATTTTGGCTAAATACTTAAAATTTGGGAACACACCACTATGAGATTAAATGAAATGGGCGTTAAGCCTTCCGCAAAAAAAATCAACAAAGTAATGGAAAGCCGCTTTGGCGTCAAGATCGATTATGACAACTTAAACTTTCCTAAAGCTTATGTGCTAGCTCAAGGTTTAACTGAAAATCTTGAAAAAATCAAGCACAGTCATGGAGTTCATGTAGCAGAAAAAAATCCTAAGTATATGGAACTGCTAATGGTTCGTGAAGGCCTACATCACTGGATGGTTGAAAATAGACAACAATTAGTCATGGAAAGCGAAATGGGCAAGAGCCAAGCTATTTTAGCTGCCAAGGACATGGTTGATAGTATTCAAGACATGCTAGAAGAAGTAAGCAAAATGCAAAACGAACAGATGCCTGCTTTACTAGACACTATCCGTGACCAAATTGGTATGGAGCAAGCTGAAACATTTAAAGGTTCAGTAGAGCCACTTTTAGCCAATATGACTCAACAATTAAGCGCGGCCAGAGGCACTGCCGACGATGCAGCTCGTGCATTAGCAGGCGAACAAGTTGCAGCTCCAATGGGTATGAGCGGTGCTCCTGCTATGGCACCAGGTGGTATGCCAGGACCGATGCCACCAGCTGATATGACCAGTGACATGGATACAGACAGCTTTGCAGCTACAGATGCAGCTGCCGGTCCTAATGCAGTAGGTAGAGAGAAGCGTTAATGCGTGTTGCAGAAGTAATCGTTGAGAATCAAGCTGTAGATCGGTATCTTGACGAAGTTCTTGAAGACGAAGCTGATGGGCGTGGTGATGCAAACTTGATGACCACGCTGGAGTTTCTACGCAACAGAGCACACGATACTCACATCCAACCAAGAATAAGAGTTGATAGTTTAATTAACTTAGTGCAAGGAACAGGCGAAACTCAATTTAATCTAGAAAATCTATTAGACGCTTACAAAGGAAATCCGGATATAAAAAATTTAATAAAAGATATCAAGGATGATTCAAGTGGCGTAAAATATGTTTACCTCCAACCATTTCAAGATGATACAGATATGCCCGCAGAAATTGGACAGAAAATCCCACAAACCGCACCAGAACGCACTGTAGATTCAATGGCCAAATCGGCACTTGCAAAAAGATCTTAATTAATCTATAATTACTTCAAGGAGAAATACTTATGTCTTATTCGGCACAGGTAGTGGATCACTACGAAAATCCACGTAATGTTGGAAAACTGGATAAAAATGATCCTCAAGTAGGTACAGGACTAGTAGGAGCTCCAGCCTGCGGCGATGTACTTCAGCTTCAAATAAAAGTAGAGCAAGGAATGATAACAGATGCGAAGTTTAAAACTTATGGCTGCGGTTCAGCGATTGCGAGTTCGTCGTTGATATCTGAGTGGGTCAAAGGCAAAACTCTCGAAGAAGCTGAGCAAATTAAGAATACACAAATTGCCGAAGAACTGGCATTACCGCCGGTTAAAATACATTGTTCAATACTAGCCGAAGATGCAATAAAAGCAGCATTAAACGATTATAAAAATAAAAATGCTTAATGTATTATTTTATCACGCCAATCTGTTAGATGCTACTAAAACAAAAAGATTTTATTTAGGAACTTCATCCTTTTTTTTGAAAACCTATTTTGATGTTCACTTTCCAGAGCTAGCGAACAAGGTAAATTGGATTACACCTATACAGGCTTACATCAATGATGATGAGCTGATTTCTATATGTAATAGAGAAAAAATAGATTTACTATGTACAAGTCATTATATATGGAATAATGAATTTTTACTAATGCCGCAATTATCAAGAATCAAAGATAAAATTTGTGCCAAGGTAATTAGTGGTGGACCTAGTATTTCTGTTCATGTTGATGACAATTTTTTTCAAAAACATCCTTATATTGATTATGCTATATACGGACCCGGAGAAAAAGCATTTGCAGATTTACTTGTAAGCCAACTTGGTAACAAAAAAATTATTTCCTTTAATACATCAAATATAGCTTTTTACGACAAAGAAAAAAATAAAACAGTAATTTCAAAATTTGAATATGTTCCGTTAACTTCTGTTAGTCCTTACTTGCATAATAAAGAAGTGTTTAGTCACTCAGTGAAAGAGTTACAAAATAAAGGATACGATGTTGCTGTTCCGTTTGACCTCACTAGAGGCTGTCCGTACTCATGTACATTCTGCGATTGGAATAGCGGACTTAGTAATAAAGTATCTAGGCGTAAAAACAGTTTCCATGATGATATTGATTTATTTCACGAATTAAACATTAAAACAATTTATCTGTCAGACGCCAATATAGGACAATTCCCCGAAGACATTGATATGATAGCCTACATGGCCAAGAAAAACATTGAAGAAAATGCCGGATTTCAAGTTGAAGGAAATCTAAGTAAGCTACGCAAAGAAAATAACTTAAAAATAATGCATTTAATGGCACAAGGAAAGCTGGTCAATAAATACGGAATGGTTTTAGCTGTTCAAGATATCAATGAGAGTATTTTAAATAATATTGATCGACCAGATGTAACTTGGGAAGTGCATAAACAAATGATCCACGAAATGCGCTTGCATTACCCTGAATATATAATGAAATTACAGTTGATACAAGGATTACCGGGTCAAACTGTTCTTGGTTGGAGAGAAACTCTAAAAGAAGTTACCAAAGAAAGAGTTTATGCATACATTTTTATCAATGAACTTTTACCTACCAGTCCGGCTGCACTAGACAAAAATTATCAACAAAAATTTCAATTCACTTATTCCACTAGCGAAAGATTTACCACACGCAAAGAAGGATACAGTTTTTATAGAGGAAAATTTCCTGCATCATGTGTGAGTTTTACTCAACGAGATTTTGTCAAGATGACTGTACTTTCTCATTTGTATTTGTGTATAATGTCTTTGAGAACGCTGTTTGACAATTACCAAGGATTTGATACAGAAAAATTAATCGATATGCTATTAGCCAGTGAAAACTGTAAAATGATAGAAGAAAATTTATACAACAATTGGACAATGTTAGATAAATTTTATTATACAATTAATTTCAGTGGGGAATCAAAAATGATACCCGGGGATAGTATGTCGGAACACATACAAGATTGGTTAGATACTAAAGAATTTCAAAAAATTTTACTTAGTAATATAACTAATGATTCCTTAAAAAAAGAAGTATTTATGTGTATAAGACAATCACAACTGTCTGAAAAAATTGTAACATTAGTGGATCAATATTATTGATGATAAATCTTACTGAATTAGCAGCTAAAAAAGTACAGCAACAGTTGTCCAAGCGAGGCCGAGGTAAAGGCATCATGATAGGCGTTCGGACCACAGGATGCAGCGGACTTTTT